GTTGATCGTTACACCGCTAACATGAAACGATCGCTTGCTTTTCTGCTTTACAATTATGGTTTTTGTTGTTTTTTGGCGTTTGCTTCAACCTTATTTTGGATTGTTATGCCTTCTTCATTTACAACATTTCCTGTTTTCGTTTTGCTCGTTTTGTTATGTTATTCGCATTATGACGATTTGAAGATGCGTTTTCAGTCCATTTTTCTTGTACCTGCAAACGTTCGATTTTTGTTGTGGATTTCTAATAGAAGGCTGCCTATTCTTTCACAATTTGCTCGCGAACTTTTGTATGCGCAGCGTGCTACGCTTTTTCATTGGATTCTCCGGATTGTTGCTACTACGGCTTTTTTGTATTGTATCCAACGTTTTGTATTCGGTTCGGGGACTAAACATCCTGTAGTTGCGCATACTTTTGACGATATGCCCACTGGTCCTAAGTCTTCTGGGTGGTGGAGTTCTGCTTTCCCGCTTCCTAGTGGAGTTAGTGGCTTTTCCTCACATAGCCTTTCTACTCCTGGATCTTCGGCCAACGCCAATGATGTGCTCCAACGTGTTACTGAGAATATTTACTATTGTTCGGTACATTTCGAAGCCACTACAGCGTTGCCTCAGGTTGTTTCGTCTTGTCATGCACTCGCCGTTGATCGGAATTACGTTCTCATCAATAAGCATTCTTTGTTCCGTGATGACGGACGTAAATGCTCACTTTTGCGATTTTTCACAACGAGGAAGGGTAGTTCTGAGCTTATTTTAGCGTCGGAGTGTGTACCTTCTATTTTTGTCGATGTTTCATCTGACGTGATTCTTCTTCACGCAACTACGCGTTTAAATCGTCGTTCTTTGGTCCCTTATTTTACTAGCTCCGTTCATTCTTTATCCTCTCCCGCCTTACGTCCTTCTTGGGTTCCTGAGGGTGAACATATGGTTGTTGGTGGCGGTGCCTCAATTACCATGTGCTCCATTCCCAACTTAACTCGTGTTTCAGGTGATATCTTTACTGGTGTTGCTTGGGATAATGATGTGTGGCAATCACAACGTTCTGAATTTTATGGAGTTCGAGGTACTTGTGGTGCGCCATATATTGCTCGTGATGTCGCAGTTGGTATTATTGGTATCCATGGGGCGGGTGGTACATCAACTTCTATAGATATTTGCCTTCCCGTTCCTCGTGAGAATTTGATTGACAGTATAGCACGTTTGGATGCGAAAAGCTCTGTTTTTCCACAGGTTGAATGCCATTTGTCTGGTTTCGAGCTTCCTCCAACCCCATTTAGTAAAGTTACTGTTGTAGAACCTTTACACCGTAACTCTACGCTTCGCTCGTGCTCTACTAATTTCATTCAACCAATTGGTAGTATTACTTACAATTCTGGCACCCTGAAATCTAATGTCCGAAAGCACTTGACGTACGATTTTTGGGCTCAGCATGGTGTTACTACCACTAAAATGCCCCCTAATTTTAAAATTCTTAAGCGTAAACCTTGGTTCCATGCTTTGACGGAGTTTGAGTCTTGTCGATCACTTTTTGACCCGTCAATCATCGCCCTATGCTCGCAACACTATCTGAAACAATGTGTGACACGTTTAGGTCAATACCCTGGGTGGGAATCTTTTTTAGGTTCAATGCCTCTTGATGCTGTCGCTGATGGGGTCGACAATATGAACTATGTCGATCACATCAACTACAACACGAGTATGGGTTTCCCTTGGTTTGCATCTAAAAGCAAATTTATGTCTAAAGGCTCCATCCCCGATTTTATTAAGGATAGAGTCGATAGGATATTTACTTGTTATTCTAATGGTGTTCGCGCTTTCCCCGTTTTTTCTGCTCATCTTAAGGATGAGGCTGTTTCTCCTGCCAAGCATGAGTCTGGCAAGATTAGAGTGTTTATGGGTTCTCCCGTGGATTTTACTCTCGCTATACGCATGCGATATCTATCTTTTGTTCGTCTTTTTCAACAGCACCGATTGTGTTTTGAGGCTGCTGTTGCTATAGCGGCTCAGAAATGCGATTGGGGTGAATTGTATGATTATTTTGGTGATTCCAATTATTTTGTTGGTGGTGACTATAAGAAATATGATAAGAGTATGCACGAGTTTTTAACCCGTACAGCTTTTTGTATTATTATAGACATCTGCAAGCAATCTAATCAGTTTTCACCTAGCGAAATTCATGACATGTATCTAATGATGGAGGATATTGTTAATGCTATAGTAGAGTTTAGAGGTGATCTTGCAATGTTTTGTGTTGGTAATCCCTCTGGACATCCTTTAACTGTGGTTATTAATTGTATCGTTAATTCTTTGTATATACGTTATGTTTATTTTGTTAAATTTGGTTCTTTCGATGGTTTTGAGAATATTAGATTGGTTACCTATGGAGATGATAATTTATTCTCCTGTGATGGTTCCTTCTCACATACCGATCTTCAATCTGGACTTGCTTTACTTGGTATTGAATATACTATGCCTGATAAGCAATCTGCTTCCAAACCCTTTCTCGATCTGAGTGACATCGAGTTCCTGAAAAGGAAATTTCTTCCTGTCACTTTTCTCGGTCACCGTGTCGTGCTGGCCCCTCTTGAGCTTGCTAGTATTTATAAAATGTTGTGTCTCACATCAACTAAAATTCTATCAAGCACTGAGGCTGCCAGCGTCTCACTCTTGACCGCCCAAACTGAATTATTTTTCCATGGTAGGGAAGTATATAATAATCATTTGCCTCTGCTTACAAAGTGTGCAGAAGAATTTGATCTTAAATACACCCCTTACTGTTGGGAGTTTTTCTTTCAAAAATTTTTCCCTGCCATTGCCTCTTCTGATAGTTACTTAGCATCTTATGGTTTTATAGATGTGAGAGGATCAGAAAAGGTAGAACTTGTGCGACATGCTCGCACAATCCAAACCGACCACTGCACGCGTACTTGGGTTGTCACGTGCTGTATACCGCCTGCTGAAATTTTACATTTTAATGAATCGGTGTCCTCCGACAATGTTCACATTGCCACGACACTGGACTCTACTGGTGATGCCGGTAGAGATGAAATTGGACCCCTCCCAGATTTTTTACATCGCCCTATATTAATACGGCGATATCAGATATCTGAGGGTGGTACTCTTAACACTCAGTTTTTCCCTTGGGCC